CATCCAGCTCAGCATCTTTTTTAACTTTTCGGTTACGCCATGAATGGATTAAATTCAATAGCCAAGTGATGTTTACTTTAAATGACAATCCGCCTGGCCGTCGGTTGTATCCGTAATCGTCAAGCATCTGGTTGGACCCATAACGTAGTTCTTGGCGTAATATAATAGGTATAAGCATCGGGAACCACTACCCAACCGGTGCCATTACAGCCGTGACATGTTTCTGTTACCAGGGCTGTTCCACATGAGTCTTCAATAATAACCCATCCCCTTCCATTGCATACGGGGCATAATTCTGAATGCGACATTGTTACCCCCTATCCTAATCTCGTGCCTTATAAAGTCAACAACTTTGTTCCACCCATCTTTCGTATATTCGTTCATATATATTTTAGCATTCGGTTCTGTGCATAGTGGATACCAATTTTTAAACAATCTCATATCTCCATTTTTTCCATGCGCAGAACACCATCACATGCCCTTCAGTCCATCCATCCATGTAAGACAACAGCGGAGCGCTCATATTCTGTTTTGCAGAGAACGTCTTGCCCATTTTTATTGTAGCTGTGAAGTTTGCTGCGGTTATTCTCACAGTGTGATACTTTGATTTTTGTATCCTTGGTTGATGTATGAAACGATCCATTATCCAGCCCTCATAAGCTCTGAAAGTTCGTACATCCGGACCTTATATTTTCGCCCCGCATCGCTGTCCATCATCTCTTCAGCTGCCTTTTCCCAGTCTGCCATTAATAGAGCTTCAATCATTCTTGTAAATTTCAGAAATCCAAAGTAGCCAAACCAATAGATGAACTCAACCAATACTTCATCCCTAACCTTTGTGGAGCGGAACCCAAACGTCCGCTTCCATTTCAGGTATTGATCCGATGCCCTGAAGACATCCCGCAACAGATATGACTCGGCCTCTTCTATCGTGATAGGCGGATCGTCTGGTTTGCAAGTATGCCCGTGTCCAATAAACCAATGACCTTCGGTGTCTTGGGTGGGCTCAAGGACTAAGCCTTCGTGGATCTTGAGACGTTTAATTAGAGCTTCCATGGCTTACCTCGTTGGGCATTCATTCGCCTTTTTTAGTTCGTCCCGCATCTCTTTTGACAGAGCCTTGATTTCCGATATGTCCCCCCGAATATATCCTACATTGCTTTCCAGCACTGTAACCCTCGTCTCATGGCCAACGACTGAGTTGCACAACCACAGAATGAGCGCAACTGTGATAGATATACAAACTCCTGCAACTATTTTCGTGATATTCGTTGTTGGTTCAGCCATGGTCAAATCCTTTCAGAACTATCCTGGTAGTTAGACGTTGTTATTTGGGTTCCAGTTTAGCCGCTTTGTATGCTTCCATCCACGGAGGCATTTTCGGAATTACGTATTCCAGCGTATCAACCTCGTTGTCTGTCAGTTCACGCCAGTATGTGCCATCTTCTTTCTTGCTTACGCCCTTAGCCACAAGAATAAACTGGCCGGTTTCAGAGTTGAACGAAACGCCACCTTTCAGTTTCTTCTCAAACTGCCCGGTTCCCTGTTTTTCAGTGACAGGTTTCGTGACAGATGCCATGTTGACCTTTCCATCAGAATCAAGCTTATATTCGTACTCTATTTTGGTACTGGTCTGAACATCTGCAATAATCTCAACATCCTCAAAAGCGTCTTTTGCCTCAACAACCTCAAACGCTTGCAGCTCAGGTACAGTCTTTCCTTCTTTTTTCTTTTCGGCCTTAAGGATTGCTAACTGTTCTGTATTCCAATCGCGCTTGACCAAATCCACATGACCAGGTTCATTCTTCCGTCTGAGATTATAAGCGTCAAAAGTTTCTTCCGTGATTGTGCCGTCAATCTTCTGCCAGAATATGACGCCGAGATATTTCTGGACCCGCTTGCCTATCCAGTCAAGTCCAGGTCCATTGATATAAAGTGTGGCAGGGGCATCGAGCGGGTGAGAGCTGATTTGCGTATCCGTGCCTGCGTCATCTGTGAACCAGAGTTCATCCGGTGTGGCGTTGCTCACCCAAACCTGACCATATCCGGCTGTATCAGCGGCGGCAGCGGCTTGGTCTTTTAGTGATATAGAGCCTTCAACTGTGAGCTTTTGATTTGGACTCGTCGTCCCGATGCCGACGTTGCCTGTGCTTGTGATTCTGACCTGTTCCGCCAAATTAGCACCATTTGCCCTCGTATAAAATGCTAATTCACCACCATAAACCCCATCAGTCGCATTTTCTTTTAAACCTTTAATCGCCCCATACGATGCATAAGCCCCCGATGTAAATTGTCCCGAAAACTTAATCCCCCCTCCAACACCCAGTGCTACTGCGGTAGTATCTCTTACTTGAATATGAGCTTTAAGACCCTCGCTATCTTGTGGAGCACCTTGTATAGATAATAATACCCCCGGTGTCGTCCTAGTATCTTCTCCTCGGTTATTGTGACAACTTACTTATTTCAATCCCTGCATGATCTTCATATTATACACCTCCAGGACAAGCTTCTTAAACGTGGCCTTAGAAGTTGCTATACTGTCCCAGTTTGCATCTATATATGCATTAATCTGTGCAGGAGTTTTGTTGTGGAAAACAGAGTCTTTCATATCATTCTCAGCAGTCAATACATCAGTAGAGGTATTACTGTCTGCTTCATCTGTGTCATTTGCAGCTTGTATCGCAGCAATGACTTTGGCTTTCGTAGGTCTTCCTTTGATTTCGACATAGTTATACTGATAAAACGTTTCAGAAGGTAACGGCCCATCGCCATCTGGGTCTTTCTGTACTTCCTGGATGTTGTAATTATAATAGTAGCTGTTTGGAGCAATCTTTTGAATTGTCGGCGGTGAAGACTTAGACTCTGCCGTTTCAGCAAATGCTAATGTTGGAAATAAAAATGTTATTGCCGCTATTAGTGTGATTATTTGTTTCATATTTTAGACCTCCTATATAATTGTTGATAACAATGGATTATGTATTTTATTTTGTTGACATATTTTATGAATAATATGTTGAATATCACAATTAATATATTTTCGTGTTAGATTTAGACAGTTCGCATGCTTCAGCCATCCATAATAACCCATAACTATACTAAGGACTGATATGGGTTTCATCATTTGGTATTTCTTTTTAATCTTATTCATCTTCCTTTTGAACATTACCAAGGTACTTTTCCTCAATAAAGTGTAATCGTGAAAAAACCTATACCCGAGAAAGTCAATACTCCGACTATCTACAGGAAATATTTGCCAGTTTTCTTTAAGTATTAGTTTCAATTCGGCTAACCATTCAATAAGTTGGTTTTTTACTTCATGTAAATATTTCTTATCATGGTGTAGAATTACTATATCATCACAGTACCTAAAATAATATTTGCATTTGGCTATTTCTTTCATTCTATGGTCAATTTCAGATAGGTAGAGATTACCAAGATGCTGGCTTAAATAGTTACCTATTGGGATGCCTGGAGCTGAATCAATTATCCCATCCAATAACCATAATAAATCAAAATCTTTAATTTTCTTACGAAGAATACTTTTCAATATATCGTGATTTACCGATGGATAAAATTTTTTAACATCACATTTCAGACAGTATTTAGTTTCTTCCTTATTTCTTAAGGCTATTTTGATTTTCCCGACACCTCTATGAATTCCTCTACCTTTGATACATGCAAATGTGTTTGGGATTAATGTTTTGATCCATATAGGTTCTACAATCTGCATAATACAATGATGGATTATCCTATCAGGGAAATATGGCAATTTATATATCTTGCGCATTTTGCCACCATCAAAATGATTAAAAATCCTATACCTTGAATTATGAAATGATTTGTTTTTCAACATATAGTAAATGCACTTAAAATATCTTTCTGGATTTGCATCAACCTGCTTAACTTCACGGTAATGAGATTTACCTTTTTTGGCATTACGATGTGCTTCACAAATGTTGTTCATATTATAAATCTTATGATATAGGTTACCGTATCGTTTCATCTGCTTATTTCGCCTCCGAGTCTTCGAGAATTAACCTACCAACCCGTAATGAAGTTTGCTTTATGTTTTGCCAAGAGGCAAGGATTATTATGTTTTATAAAATTGCATTCATACTACTTTAAATAAGCTTACCTGGGAACCAATATTCACATTGACATTCGCTGAATCATTATTCAGATTCCAATAGAAAATGCCTGCATTCGCTGCATTATTCGCATTCCCGCTGAGTTTCGCCACCTGCTGTTGAGACATAATAACCCTTCGTTCTTAAAAATTTTTTTAAAAGCAGACCCGGGAACCAATACTCACATCGACATCCGCCG